TACATGATAGAGTACTTGTGACATCGCAAGGATGTGGACAAGTGATCCGACTGTACCGGATCGATATTGAATTTCGGCCTTCCCAGGTCGCGCTGAAATTATCAGCGTTAGTATTCTAAACCACTTCTGGTCTGTGAAATTAATTTCTCCTTCACGAAGGATAGCTGTCAACCCGGCGGAGCGCTATGCTCACTTAGACGCCTCGGACCCCCACTACGGGGTCCAGCTATTCACAATGGGAGTCGGCCAACTACTGACGCCATACATGCGTGGTACGCCCGTAAAGAAAACGGTTGTAAAGTCCACGCCTGTGGCCCAATAGAGGTCAACACGAGGCCAACCAGTTGGTGAAGCAGTAAGAGGATCGCACTGGAAATCTGCATCGATACGAAAACCATCGTATCCAATGACATCTCCATCAAACAATTCTCGATTAGTCCACCAGGCTGGGTTGAAGCGAATAGGGCAATACTGTGGCAGTACGGCTGATAAACTCATCTGAGTATTACCATTCGTAACTGTGGTTCCACCAGCACCACTAGGGACATAAAGGACATTACTGCCCGTGCCCAAGGTGCCAGGTACTCTGCCCATAGTCGCATTTCCGAGCGATGAGGCTCCATCGTTTACATTGTACGCTAACTTAGCGACATTGTTCACCGTTTGGCCTGCGGCCGAAACTGGTGTCCAAGCATGATTGGTACGAGTAATACTCATACCATCCATACCATACTTGGTTGTCGCAGCGTGTACGTTCGCATGCACCACAAAACTACCACGAAACCCTGCAAAAGCAGCTAACACCCAATTGATAGGGTGATGGTGAACGTAGTTGATGTTTTTCCGTGTGGTACCATCCAACGTCGACAGCGCATAATTCATCCCTTGCATTGTTCCTTGATAGCCTCCCGTAGGGGGAAATCGCTGGTAACAATTGACCACATGATATGGTCCTGGGGACGCTGTGTTCGTATGCGATAGTGAGGTACCCAAATATTGGGTAAGGGAGAGAGACGCCCGATGTAAAAGCGGACGCAAAGAAGAAACTCTCTCTCCAACAGTGATCTCGTGTACATGTTCGGAACATGATAGTGCCGAACCATCCACAGCTCCGGATTCAACCACAGCTGTCGTCACAAACTGATCCAGCGCCTTGGGCGCTGCAAATTCCATGTCTTCTCCCGCAGCCACACTCACCAAAATGGTGACGTCCGCGTCTGCAACTGGTGCAGTCAATTCATTAACAATAGCCATGGAAAATGTGCCATTCAGGCACGAATGATCAGCTGCTATACTGGAATCGCTGAGCCCTATACTCTCTAGGGTAGTCAGCCAAGGCCGAATTGCTTTGTATGGTATAACAAAGTCAAATTCCTGCTCTTCAGAGGATAGATCAAAGATCTTCGTGAAGAGTGCCGTTTCCGTAGGCGTGCTCGCTGTATTATTGGGATCCCAGGAGACGATCAAACGACCACGATGGTATTTCGATCGAATCACACGGAACGTGTACGTCATGCTTCCTCGCCAATATCTAAACATCGCAGATACCCAACTAGCGGGTGTGCGATAGAGGTAGTTTTGCGAGGTTCCAGCAACAATCTGCCGGACGCACGGTGTTACTGCACCATACAAGAGAACATCACCAGCACTATCTCCAGTGCTCCAGGTAACAACCGATACTACACTCGGTTTTGTCACCAATTCAGTGATGATCAGCTCATCTTTCCCGGCACCACCAGCGACACGCGTGTCAACGGTGACTTCATTGTCAGGATCAAGAGCTAACTTGTCAATGGGCATACTCGTTTCCGTATTTGCAAAGGCGTGAAACACCTTGTTCTGGAATGGTTGGACATCAGTTGTTACCGGGGGGTTCGAGTAACCAAATAATTTTGCTACCCCAGCTACAAAAGAAGCTCCAACATCAATAGCACGAGCAAATGTGCCGATAGATTGGTCTTGCGAAAACTTACGTGCAGTAGCTGCAATGCGTGACGCGGGTCCAGAAATAGGACCGGCTTGCATGACAGCACGCAACGAAGGACCAGCCAACTGCAAATCGATTGCCTCAGCATATGTAGATATCGTAATACCTGTCCCGGTCACACCATTTGCTGATGTGAGCGGAGCAAATACTTGGAACATCAAATTGCCGAGCGCATCAAAATTCGATGCAGTGGAAGTATCCACCCAATCATAAGGATAAAGGAATGGGAGTTCCAATTCCGCCGACGATGTGACATGTGGTTCAATCATCACTCCATGAGTTTGTGATAACGGAATAATATCTGTCGTCGAGACTGGTGCAAATTTTCCAGTATTCAGAGGATCATAACAAGCTCGCAGAGCTCCATAAAAGAACGGAGATGCATTGAAGCGAAAGGTCAATTTCAGACGCGCATTCAAGCGCGAAAAGTTGTCCAATTTCTTCTTCAAATAAGCATTGTCAAAATACAGAGTCCAAGGTTGTATGGTGTGCGGTGAAAGGTCGAAAGTATCAGATTCGTTCCAAACGAATTGATCAATCAACACAGGTCGTTGCAAAAATTCACTCAAACTTCCTCGTTCATCAGATTGCTCACGATACGTGGCTTCAATAGGGAACTCTTCTTCAATCCCAACATTTTCGCCAGCATCAACAAACTCTGTAACTTCCGAAATAACGGGAGTCTCCGTCTGCTGTTCACCAAGGACGGGGGCTGCAATAGCCTCACTCTGGATAATTGTCGCCAAATTCCTTTTCAATACAGGGTGGTAGGGAGGAATATCACCTAGCCACTCAGGGTCGCTTTGATCTAGTACTACGACATCGTACTTTGCTTTTTCTTTGTTTTCTGCAGTCCAAATATCTCACTAGGGATAGGACCATCACACTAGTGCTTCGACGGGATGTGGTCTTGCGGCCACACTCGTAAAAACGAGTACGGAGTAAACTCCAGCAAGAAAACGGAATGAGCAATTAGAGATCGAATCCGTCATTCAATCCCCAAGGATCAAAATTCCGCCCCTCCAATGTTTTGTCAAGAATGACCTGCTCGTGGAGGGCTGAGCAGTGCGGGGGCCGAACGCAACTCTCGAAATGATTCGTAATGAGTTCGTCGTACGTAGGAAACGTACTTTGCTGCACCCAATCCTGTAGATGACATTCAACAACGACATCCTTCAGGATAGCAACGTTCTTTTCAAACACCTCACGACCATATTGGAAGAACTCTCCAACGGCGCTACGCATGGTATCCACGGCTTGTGCCTCAGGGCAAATCGATTTACTTGCAACACACGTAGTGAGCATTTTTTCAATCGAGGCCCATTCAAGAGGACACTTGAAACAACGCATCTCGGCATCCCAACGCCATTTACGTTTCAAAAAAGAGGTATCAGCAATATTCACAAAAGGAACAGAGGCTGCCTCTTTATCTGCCATCGTGTACACCACGCCATACTTCGCAAGTTGCTCAGAAATGGCAGTGTGGTTGAACCAGACTCGTTCTCGGGACACACCAAACTCATTGTCATCTCCATAGGTAATCAAGTGCACAAACTGTTTAAAAGTTCGGCACTCTTTCTCCACAGGATTCAAGTCTGTGTAAGTGTATCGCATGTACAAGCTGTTCGCAATACAGTTGATGATAACAGTCAAAGCATGACCAGAGGGATTGGAGCCAAAAAACTCAACAAAGTCCCCTTGGACTTCGGTCAATGGGTAAGCAACATCTTCAGCAATGCAACGCAAGAATCTCAAATCCTCTGCGTCACGACCAGCGGCGATCAAAACTTCCTCAATCACTCGGAAAGCAGCAAGGATGATTTGGGGACTCATTCGCTTATCGAACTTCGCGTAATCGCCCGCAACCATCTGATCGTCACCAAAAAAGGTGAGATAACGATGGAGTTCATCCCAAGCACAGCTGTTGCAATTCATACCAGGAGCTCCTTCAAAGATGAAGGGATTCAATTGGAAAATGCGAACAAATGACAGCAATTGTTGACGAACAACAAATTGCCAAGCTGCTGGACCACCCATGAAACCACGAGTCTTCTTGATCTCGACCTTCTTGTGCGGAATGGGTTCATCCTTCATGTTCATCACAAAAACAGGCATGAAACGCTCGCCACGCAGGTAAGCAGCCCGGACTTTCTCCACTTCGGCCATGATATCATCGACATACATGACGGCATCGGCATAGCCTTCAGCAGTCACATTTTCAAGGAAATTCATCTTCGACTTCTTGTAGGGAAAACCCATGCTGGTCTGGCGCTTGATCTTGTCAAGAAACTTGATACCCGGATATCCATTCATCGTACTCATGTCATCTAAGACAACAATTTCCGACAACTGTTTGGGTGTCAAGCGCGAAATGATGTCGTTCGCAAATTCAAACACGCAAGCATCAAGCTGCTTTTGTGAGAATTGGAAATCCATCGTGACTGTAGGCTCGATGTTGTTGAACCAAATTTCAGGACCTTTCATCACTGGCGGCTCGCAGCGCTTCACAAAACCATGACGAACTACTGCATCTGAGATAACAGTGTCCACAACCATGGATTTCATACCACGACGCCATGTACTCGCAACGTTCGTGCCATAGACATGTGCCTGGCCCTTGGTAGGCCAACGCAAGACCGACTTGTGGTGAAGAGGACCCAACTTGACTTGCGCCAAATCTGGGAGTCCACACTGAATTTGAGGACCAAAAAATGCCAAAGCTTGATCAATATCCTCTTTCAGAATCTCCACGGCTGCCGAAGCCACTTGCACATCACCAGCATTGTATGCCAATTGGTGCAATCCCAAAACGATTGGGCCAGCTGGAGTAAACCCCACTAAGGGGGATCCACAATCACCAAACTTGGTGTTGCCAACTGGTTTGCCAGACCATAGGGTGTGCTTCTTTGCTGGATCAATCTCACTGACAGAATTTGGCTCACAATGGATATTGTTCACATCCACGCGATCCGACATCTCACGCCAGCGGCACAATGAATATGCACCACGACACTTCAAATCAGCAAACGGCTTCTTCAAAAAGAATCGAGTGTAATCCGCACGCGGCGGAGTGACACTATAAAAGAATGCCAAATCCTTATCAGGAATTCGGAAAATGCTCTTTTGATCCAATTTGAATGAAACATTCTTGCCCAAATTGTTGGTCTCTGGTTCTTCTGATGTAAACATCTGAATATCACCAGCAATAGGCAAGCAATGATTGTCAGTCACGTAAACGTGACCAGCAATGCAAAAAGCCGTACCAGGAGTATGGTGCTGACCATCTGATTCCTCATACTGGGCACGAAAGCCAATAGTGTTGCGCTGAAAGCGCTCCATAACAGCCTTCTCGGACATTCCAGTGTTTTTCCAACCTGAGGTACCCGAAGGAACGAAAAAATCCGTCAAGATCATCTCATCCTTCACCCAAGGATTGGGTTTGTCATCTGCATCCATGAAGCTCGGTGAAACAGGAACAGATTGTGCATTTCCACCTTGTTCTTGCTCAACACATTCATACACCTCCTGCATACAACCCCAAAATTGTTCGTCGTTCATTAATCCTTCCGGATCTTTACTCGGAACTGAGTGGTCATATGGGCTCTGGTGTCGGAACATGGATGTGAACCATTGAAAAGTCTTGACCAAAGGCCAAGCTGCAACCAAAATCGCAATAAAGCCAGCAATTCGCCAGTCATAAAATGTCTGGTACAATTTGTCGCCAGCAGCGCCCATAACGCGTTGCAATTTCTTCAATTGGTACATCACCACAAGATCTGAGGCTTTCTCGCCAACTTTGTCCATTGCAGCTGTCCACGATACTTTCACACCAAGTGCGGCCATTCTAGCCCATGTGTGAACAAGTACCGCTTGATCATCTGCCCAATCGAGCATTTTGGTCATCCAACTACGACGATCCGCCAAATCGGCATCATCAATCTCTTCGATCTCCACTTCTTCACCAGCAGAATCTTCAGAATCACCTCGGCGTGTTAAGCCGTGGACTTGTCGATACCATTCTACGAAGTAAGTGTCTCCATCCAATTGGAATTGCGCAAAACGATCCGCAATATCTCCAGATTGGACTTCAGTCTCTTCGCAAGTACAATGATTTGCTTTGGGACGGAAACACTTCTGACAAATTTCCAGGGAGACCATGGAATGCACAGCATCCATAGCACGATCTTGGCACCTACGATACTCTTGAGAGAGAGCGGAAAACACCGCCATAAAATCATAGATGTTGTCGAAATCAGCAATGGTTTCGAAACCTGGATTGGATGCACCTTGCGCGTTGGGCACAGCAACAAGCTTCTCCAACTTGATATTCCAAATGTCCATATAATCGCCTTCATCCAAAGAAGGAACCTTTGCAGGATCCAACATGTGCGATTTGGCAGCAATCTGTGTGCCATTTATCCCATCAATAAGCGTATCAGCGCAATACTCGGATTTCACTGTAAGCGAAATCACATAGGGAAAACGACGTCGAACTGCCAATGGACACGCGAAATACGCATGTGCGTTCAAGTCTTTTGTGTTTGTAGTCGCAATGACCAGATCGGGTCGAACGGGAATCACACCCTTGTCCTCTGTGTCCGCCATAGGAGCAACAAAACCAGCTCCATTGGCGATCAAAATCACATCAGCCAAAGTGGGATCAAGAACATTACCCGGTTTGAACATAGCAATATCATCCATCAGGATGCACCACTTGCTACGCGAAAATCCGGAGTAAAATTTGTCCGTGGGTCCACGCGACCACATGTTCTCAGGATTGGTGTCTTTTCCATTCACCTTACCGAACTGTTGGAACAACATGGAAGTGAAATTGGTCTTACCAATACTCGTGTCACCGTAAACAACCACACAAAAAGGTGGTTTTCGGGTTTTCTGAGCTTCGTCCTTAGAACAAAACTTGGATTTGATCAATCGCAATTCACTACAGAGTCTCTTGGCCATCATCTTGTCTGATGCATCTTCCAGATACTTGCACATTGCTTCACCTTGTTCAATACAGGCGTCCAATCGTTTGTAGAAGTCATGTGGATCCAATCCACAAGCTTCGGGGTTTGCCATTTTGTGCGAATCTTCACGCACCCGATAGGCGTCATCGGTCCATGCCACATAACTGGCACTGGAATGAAAGAATGGTTCAATTGAGCCGAACTTAACACACTGCATACCTCGTTCCAAAAACCAAACGACGGTATCCAGCAGCGTGTAAACAAATCCTTCTGCTGAATCATACTTCGCACGCAACCTCTTCTCGGCTAGTTCATCAAACTTGAAGTTCTCGAACTTCAAGCCAAAACTGGTGAACATACCAAAGGAAAGGAAGTAGCACAATAACTTTTGCACTTTCTTTACGCATGCGGAATTTTTGATCGTGGAGTATCCGTTCAAAATAGAACGAGCGCCCTTTACAATCCAGGAAAATTCAAAACCTGATTGGAGGGATGTAAACATCTTCACTGCTACATCCAATGTGAGTTTCTGGGCATAATCAAATAACTTCCCAGAAATATCCACAACACTCATGATCAAACTATGACTAGTCAGCATCTTGAAAGCACGCAGAAGCGCACCAACAATTTGCATATTGGTCGTAGCATGACATAAGTCTTGCAGAACGAGCGGGATAGTCTCAATGACGTTCAAAACGTTATCAAGAATTGTATCTATCTTGCTCTCATCAAGACCACGAAGGCCTTGGATTTTGTTCATTACAGCAGATAAAAGCCGCTGCATCAATGACTCATCGCGCGACTGCACGATTTTTCGAGAGCCCATTGAAGCTTTGTCAGCTTCTTTGGGATCGAAGGACAAGTCCATAATGTCCTTAGCAACCTCTTCATCGAGGATACTTTGCATCATCTTTTCTTCAACCATAGTGCTCACACTACGAAACAGGAAATGTGTCTTGTCAAGGGTGACATACGACAAAGAGTTCATGTTGTGAAATCGGTGAATGGTTGGTTGTACTGGATGTTTGAAATGATTTGAACAGTTTACTCTGTGATCTGGGTTTTCCGCAACCCATAACCGGCTCTCGGCACTTTTACCTAGAGCTATGATCATACAACGCAGATAAATAAGAATGAATTCCTAAAGGAACAGTTTGCAACACCACCAACATTTGTGGTGTTGAGTTCCGCATAGAGGGAGATAATCTCAACCTCTTGGACTCATACTCAATAAGTGTCAACGGGAAATTAATCCTTGGAGTGACTTACCAAATATGGCATTCTTAAAAATCCCTTGTCATGATGTGTGTCTCGAAAATATACAGGAAAGGCGCTTCAAACACGCCAAACAACACTTTATTTTTATTTTTGTCGAGTTTTCTACTTTTTTCTTTTCTTTTTCTACACATAAAAGGGGGGTGGTACGTAGTGTGTACCAAACAGTCCATTTAATTCAAGTGGACTTCTCTACAGAAAAATAAATACGCTCACATATTGTGGGTGTACAAAATCTTTTCTGATACCATGAATACTTGTGCCGCGGGTTCTTTCAACCGCACGCAAACTACAATAGTAGAGGGACTACAACAATTGCCTCATGCAATTAGTCTAATCTCTTTCTAACAGTAGCCAAATTTCATGTATCGACGAATGTAATAGCCTTGGGTTCTTTCAACCAAGCGCAAAATACAATGGTAGAGGGACTTCAAGTATTGCCTCATGCAATAACTCAAATCTCTTTCCAACAGTATCAAAACTTCG